AAATAATGTAGAAATAGACATGGCTTTAGTAGATGCTTGGGTAGACCCTAACGCATACAAGCAACAAAGAGAAGCAGAATATCCTCCTCATGCAGATTACCTAGATGGTATTGTAAAAGGTGATAATGTACAAGTACAAAAATATATAGATGATTGTTTAGCAGTAAAAGCTAAATACCCAAAGGGAGATGAATAATGTCTAACATAGTATTAACAGGCGATACTTCTGGAGCTATTACAGTTGCAGCACCAGCAGTAGCAGGAACTAATACACTAACATTACCTGCTGAAACAGGGACAGTTGCATTAAACACAACTGGAAGTATATTACAAATGGTGATGGTTTCTCCAGACCCAGGGATGGTAACAACAACCAATACAGCTTGGGGAGAAACATCTAGTGCATTAAGATTAGCAATTACTCCTAAAAGTGCATCTAGCACTTTAGTCCTTACAGTATCATTTATGTTTGGTGGTGGTAATACTTCTCAAATATCTTATTTTAAATTTTATGATATAACAAATGCTGCTGATGTTAATTTAGGTTCAGCAGGAAGCACTAGAACTCCTTGTCATGGTGGAGCAAGACAAGTAGATACAGACGATAACGATACTGATTCAATTTCAATGACAACCACTGTATCAGCAGGTTCAACAACAGCTAGAACTTATGGAATGTACAATAGAAAAGAGGGTACAGATGCTGCATATTACTTTGGTAATTTTAATGATTCTTCTGCTTTAGGGTATGCAAGACCAACTTACACTATTATGGAGGTAGCATCATAATGGCTTATAATTTAAATGATAAAACACTCCGTGTTGGACAAGCCTTTTCAATTGGTGGAAATAACTACCCTAAAAATTGGTTGCAGTTATCAACACAAGAAGATAGAGATGCACTAGGTATTACATGGGAAGACGAACCTGTACGAGCTGATGACAGATACTATTGGAATGGTGAATTAGATAACCCTAAAGCAATGGAAGATGTAGACGCATTAGATGAAGATGGTGTTGCAATTATGGACACAAATACAGGAGAGCAATTAGTAACACATGGTTTAAAATACCAAATGACACAGCAAGTAAATCAATCAGCAGGTTCTATACTTGCACAAACTGATTGGTATGTAATTAGAAAAACAGAAAGAGATGTCGCTATCCCTAAAGATGTTGTTGCTAAAAGAACTCATGTAGTTGCTGAATCAGATAGATTAGAAACTGCTATTGCAGGTGCTAAAAATGTAGAAGCATTAATTACAGTAATGAATGAACAGAACTGGGAGAATGAATAATGGCATTATCAATTAACGGAAACGGAACATTAAGTGGGGAAAATATAACTAACTCACTTAACCTACAAGTCAATGGTCAAGGCTTTTCTCCTACACTTACACTGACTGATGCTGCTACTATTAATTGGGATACAGACTCTGGACAGGTAGCAAAGGTTACATTAGCTGGAAACAGAACTGTAGCTGCACCAACCAATTTAGAAGATGGTGCTTTCTATAGCATACAAGTAACTCAAGATGGCACAGGATCAAGAACTTTAGCATGGAATGCTATATTCAAATGGAATGCAGCAACTGCTCCTACTTTATCTACAGCAGCTAATGCAGTTGACTTTTTTAACTTTAGGTCTGATGGGACAAATCTATACGAGCAAGGTCAAACTCTAGGAGTTTCATAATGTCTCTATTAGTCGGAGCAGCAGCTAACAGTGCTACTAGTGGTTATAAAATAGACAACAGCTTACGCTTTCGTTCATCTGCTTCTGCTTATTTAAATAGAACTCCTGGTAGTGCAGGTAATCGTAAAACATGGACATGGAGCTGTTGGGTTAAGCGTGGGAAACTAGGCGTTACACAAGGAATAATGGGTTCTGCACAAGGTACCTCTACTTCCTATTTTGATACTGTTTACTTTGACACAAATGACAAGTTATATTGTCGTTTTAGAATTCCAGGTTCTGGTGACAAGATGTATAGAGTAACAACACAAACATTTAGAGACACATCTGCTTGGTATCATCTTGTTTTTCAATATGATACAGATGGCAAAACAGCTTCACCAGATAACTTTAAAATGTATGTAAACAATGAGTTAATTACATCTTATGCGACCACCTACGGGACACTTACAACTGACTGGGAATCATTCTGGAATGGGTTGTACACACAAGTAATGGGTAGAAGAAGTTATACTCCAGCTGGTACTTATCTTGATGGCTACATGGCAGAGGTAAACTCTGTAGATGGACAAGCATTATTACCATCAGACTTTGGTGAATATAATGAAGATAATGGTGTATGGCAACCTAAAAAATACACAGGCACATATGGCACTAACGGATTTTATTTAAAGTTTGATGATAATACATCTACTACTACATTAGGAGAAGATTCTTCAGGTAATGGTAATGACTTTACATTAACTAACATGGCTACAACAGACCAAGTACTAGATAGTCCTACTGAGAACTATTGTACATTAAATCCTTTAGACTTTCAAAGAGCAGGTTGTACTTACTCTGAAGGTAATTTAAAGGCAGCTTGGGCATCAGACACAGGATTAAATACAGGAACAATAAATATTCCAAAAACTGGGAAATGGTATTGGGAAGTAGTAATGCCTACTGGTCAATCATATCAATACCTTTCTTTTGGAATAGTAGGAGATAAAGAAAATGTTAATACAAATGCCTATTTGGGTAGTGTAACTACAGGTTATGGTATCTATGCTGTTAATGGAACGAAACTTGTTGCAGGAGTAGCCTCTACTTATATGGCTGCAGTAGCTCAAGGTACAGTTATGACTATTGCTTATGATGCTGATTCAGGTTCTTTATATATAGGTGCAGGAGGTTCTTGGGCTAATGGTAGTGGTGCTACTAACCAAGCTTTTGGAACTGCTACTGCTGTAGTTACAGGACTTACTGAAGAACAATCAGTTGCCTTTGCTTTTAATACAGGAAATTATGTAGCTAACTTTGGACAGAAACCTTTTACTTACACACCACCTACAGGATACTTAGAATTAAAGAACTCTAATCTACCTGACTCTGCTATTGAAGATGGTACTACTAATTTTAATACTGTTCTTTATACAGGTACTGGAGCAATTCGCAGTGTTACAGGTGTTGGGTTTCAACCAGATTTTGTTTGGGGTAAAGCTAGAAGTGTAGCTTATTCCTCTAACTTGTATGATAGTGTTAGAGGTGCAACTAAATATATGTACTCTAATGCTACTTCTTCAGAAGTAACTGAAGCTGACTCATTAACATCATTTGATTCTGATGGTTTTTCTACAGGTGCTAATGCAGGTGCAGGTATTAACTACTCTGGCGTTTCATATGTAGCTTGGAATTGGAAGGCAAATGGTACAGGAGCAACTAATGAAGATGGGTCAATAACCTCTACAGTATCAGCTAATACAACAGCAGGGTTTAGTATTGCAACATGGTCATCCCCTGTATCTAATGGCAGCACAATCGGACATGGTTTGTCATCTACTCCAGAACTATTGATATTAAAAAGCCGTGCATCTACTAGTGCGTGGGGTATATTTGCACCTACTATTCTTGGTAATAAGTATTTATATTTTACTAGTTCAGCTGGTAATACTAACTCAAGTTATACACCAGGTCTATCAAACACATTAATGACTGTGCCATATTATACTTATTATTTTGGTGGACCAGCTAATAGTGGTACTAATCTCTGTTACGCATTTCATTCAGTAGAAGGCTACAGTAAGATTGGTAGCTACATAGGTAATGGTAATGCTAATGGTCGGTTTGTATACACAGGGTTTAAACCTAAAATGGTTATAATTAAAAGTTATACTGGTGGTTTTGATTGGGTAATTCTTGATACTGAAAGAAATCCAGAAAATTTAGTGCATGATGTTTTATATCCTAGCCTTGCTAATGCAGAAGCAGATGCAACTACTTATGCTTCTTTTGATGCTGTAGCTAACGGATTTAAATTACGCAACACTCATCAATATACAAACTATAATAACTATAATTACTTATACATGGCATTTGCCGAGAACCCTTTTAAAAACTCAACAGCGAGATAGGATAAATAATGTTTGGAATAAGTGCATTTTCAGAGTCTCCATATAGTTCTTTAGCAGGTAAAACATTAATTGGTTCTGGATCTATAAGTGCAACTGCAACACTAACAACAGATGGATTTAGAATAAGACTTGGTGATGCAAGTGTTAATGGTCAAGCGACTGTTAGTGTAGAAGCATCTAGCTCCACTGTTACAGGAAATGCTAGTATTAGTGGAATAGCAAACTTACAAGCAATAGGTGGCTTTATAGTAGATTCAAGTGGTAGTATAAATGGTTTCGCTACTTTAACTGCTGATGCAAATGCAATATTGGCTGGTAATGCTTCAATATCTGCAACAGCAACAGTAATAGCTGATGGACATATTCAAGGAAATAATTGGACAGTAGTTCCAGTAACTTTAAACACATGGAAAAGGATAGGATAATATGAGTCGTGATAAAATATCAGAATGGTCGCCAACAGCAGGTTCTAATACTGATGTAGGTGGAATTAATATTAACGAGGGTTGCCCTCCTGCTACCATTAACAATGCCATAAGAGAAATAATGTCTCAAGTAAAAGATTTTTCTACAGGTTATGATAATGATGATTTAGTGGTTGGGGGTAATTTTACAGTAGATGGCACAACAACTTTAACAGGAGTTCCTACTGGACCAACAGCAGTTGCTGGGACAAACACAACTCAATTAGCTACCACAGCTTTTGTTGAAACAAAAGTAGGTACTGTAGGCACAATGTGTGCTCAAAATTCTAATGCAGTTAATATTACTGGTGGTACTATTGCTGGTACAACTATAAATTCTATTACTGTAGGAACAAACGCATCAGGAACAAAAACTGTTTCCACATCTAATCCTACAGGTGGTTCTGATGGTGATATTTGGTACAAGGTAGATTAAATGACTATCTATGTAAATGATAGCGGTTCAAATAAAGAAGTAAAAGAAGTGCTTATTAAAGATGGTGGTGTTTGGAAACAAGCATCTGAAGTTTATGTAAAAGAATCTGGTGCTTGGGAATTGGTGCATGGTGTTACTTATATTACTTTGTCAGGTGATGCTGATGGATTAATAAAGAATTTTAATTTAGCTACTTATTTAAGTCTTTCTTTTCCTACTATTGCACAAATAACTGTTGCTAGTGGAACGCATTTTGTATCTACAAGCAATACAGTCCCTGCGTTTGATGTGGGGTCTCTTGTTATTGGTAGCTCTGTAAGACTTACACTCCCTACAGATTCTAGTATTACTGGTAGGGGTGGCAATGGTGGACCAGGTGCTGAAAGTCAAGGTGGTCAATCAGTAGCAGGTGATTTTGGTGGCACAGGACTATACACAAGATTTCCATTAACTTTAACTAATAACTCAATTATTGGTGGTGGTGGTGGTGGTGGAGGAGGAGGTGGAGGTCAAAGAACATACTATGCTGCTGGGTCTGGTGGCGGTGGAGCAGGTGGCTACCATGAAGCAGGTTCTTCAGGAAGCATATTATCTTCAAATGGGTCAACAACTTTAAGTCCAGGATTAAGTGTAGCTATACCAGCAGGTGTTGGTGGAATTGGAGCTGGTCCAAGAGCAGAAAGGAACAATTCAGTAAGAGCTAGTGATGGGACTAGAACAACTGGTGGAGCTGGGTCTTGTGATGCTTTTGATGGCACAAGATGTGGTGGAGCTGGTGGCAATTTAGGTGTTAATGGTTCAAGTGGAGTTACAGCAGGTGGCACAGCAGGTAACGCTATAGATGGACATTCTTATATTACCTATGTTACAGCAGGAACAATATCAGGAGGTCAAGTAAACTAATGCCTACTAAACGAGTACAATTTACAGATTGGAATCCAGATCAACCAGACAATGCAGGAAGTCTTAATGATGCAAAAAATGTAATACCTGTATCTATTGGGTATCAACCTTTTCCTAATGCAGAGGATTTTAGTGAAGCAGCAACAGAAAATATTAATTCTATTTTTGTAGCAAAATTTGATACAGAAGTTGTTTTGTTTGCAGGTGGTGCAACTAAACTTTTTAAATTTAATTCAGCTACAGAAGCGTTAGAAGATAAATCTAAATCAGGTGGTTATACAAGTACATTTGCTTGGGTCTTTACTCAATTCGGAAAAACAGTTCTTGCTGTAAATGGGACAGCACCTATTCAATATTGGACAATAGGAACTTCAACAGCATGGGCAGATGTAGCAACATCTCCTACAGCTAAACTTATTACTGTAGTGAGAGATTTTGTAGTAACAGGTAGTGTAGCTACAGGAGCGTTAGGTCGCTCTACAGTAAGGTGGTCAGATATTAATGATGAGACTGATTGGACAGCAGGAGCTACATCACAGTCAGATTTACAAGTAATTGCAGATGGTGGTAATGTTGTTGCACTTACTGGTGGTGAGTTTGGATTAGTTTTTTTAGAAAAATCAATTTCAAGAATGTCTTATGTAGGAAGTCCTTTATTTTTTCAATTTGATAATATTTCAAGAGGATTAGGTTGTTTATCAGGTAATTCTGTTTGCCAATACAATCAAGTTTCATTCTTTTTAAGTGATGATGGATTTTATAAATGTGATGGCAACCAAGTTCAGTCTATTGGTAATGAAAAAATAGACAGATGGTTTTTTTCAGATGTAGATTTAAGTTTATTAGGAAATATGACAGCATCTATAAACCCAGCATTAAATATTGCTATATGGAATTATGCTAATGTTGGTGGTGGCAGAAGTATGCTAGTTTATAACTGGACATTAGATAAATGGTCAAGAGTTGAAACAACAGCAACTGTTTTGGGAAACATTGCAACATTAGGAACTACTTTAGAAGGTTTAGGCACTCTAGGTTACACTGATATAGATGTATTACCTGCATCATTAGATGCAAGATTATGGGTAGGTGGTAAATTTTTATTTGCTGGAGCAAGAGACACTAAAATAATTAGTTTTACAGGTTCTACTTATAACAGTGAATTAGTAACAACTGATTTAGAAAATGGATATAACTCTGTAATTAATTTATTAAGACCACAAATAGATAATGGTAGTGCAGATGTATCAGTAGCAAGTCGGAAAGAATTAGATGATTCTATTATATTTGGACCAACAGTATCTACAACATCAGAAGGTAGAGCCAATGTACGAACTGGTGGAAGATACCATAGAGTATCTGTTAAACCTACAGGGTCATGGGAAAACGCTATGGCAGTAGATGTAGACTTTAAGCCACAAGGTAATAGATAATGCCTAGAATGTATCGTACACTTCCCTATCAAGGCGGTGAACCTAGAGATGTAGCAGAAGTAGTTAATAACGCTATGAATGGCAAGACGAATAACAGTGGTACTTTTACTTTAGCGACATCATCTACAGAAACTACAGTCAGTAATGAAAGAGTAGGTTTTGATTCAGTCATCGTATTGTCATCAAGAACTGCAAATGCAGCAGCAGAATCAGATCATACATTTGTTAAAACAAAAGCCAAAGGTAGCTTTGTTGTAGGGCATAGAAATACATCTCATACTGATGTAACATATGATTATATAATCGTTGGATAAATTCTATGAAATTGTATGTAGTACCTACAAACCAAGTGCAAAGATTTTGGTATCTTGCTGAACCAATATTAAATAGAGCTTTAGAAAAAGGTGATGGCGAATTTTGCAGCGACACACTTAAACTTACAGTAGCACAAGGACAACAACAACTTCTTTTACTTATGAAAGATGATGTTTGCTATTGTGCATTGACTGTGCAATGGGTTATGTACCCACATGATAGAGTTTGTTACATAACTTATATTGGTACAAAAAAAGAAGGTGGCATGGTAACAAAAAAAGGGTTTGAACAATTTAAAACTTGGGTCAAACAAAATGGTGGCACAGCAATACAAGGATCTACTAAATATGACAGTATAGCTAGGTTATGGAACAGGTTATATGGTTACGAAACAAAATATCAATTAATGGAGTTGAAAATAGAATGATTAAGTTAAAAATATGGTTATATAACTGGTTAGCTAAAGATTTAGGTAAGTTAGGTAGAGAGGGTGATACCGAACTTGCTCATGTTAATACATGGGAAGCTAATTTATTAAAAGCACATGGTGGTTCAGGCACAATTAATCCTGTAACTGGATTGCGTGAATATAAAGGTGGTGGTGGTGGTCAAACTACTCAAACTACTCAAAATATTGACCCTGCTATCTTGCCATACATAACCTATGGTTTAGATGAAGCAAAAAATTTATATGGAGCTGATTCTCCAGAATATTATCCTGATGCAACTTATGTTCCAGCATCAGGAGCAACAACAGAAGCATTA